GCAAGCCCGTCACTAACGCTCCCGGCACAAAGAATACACCGCCCACCAACCCGACCGCAACCGACGAGTACAAGTCCGCCTTCTGGGATATGATCCGCAACAAGGGCGATCAGCTTGCAGTCCGCAACGCGCTCTCTGTCGGTGAGGACACCGAGGGCGGCTACACTGTGCCTGACGAATTCGAGCGCAGACTGATTCAGGCACTGGAAGAGAACAACATCTTCCGCCAGATGGCAACGGTCATTAAGACCAATTCCGGCACCCGCAAGATCCCTATCGCCAACGATACGATGGAGGCACAGTGGATCGATGAGGGTGAGGAGATCCCGGAGACCGACACTCGTTTCGGTCAGACGACCCTCTCCGCATACAAGCTCGGTACAATGATCAAGATCAGCAACGAGCTTCTGCACGACTCCGCTTTCGACCTCGCATCGTATATCGCTGCACGTTTTGGTGTTGCAATGGGCAATGCCGAGGAGCGTGCCTTCTTCACCGGTGACGGCGACAAGAAGCCTCTCGGTATTCTCGATGAGACCGGCGGTGCAGAGCTGGGCGTGACTGCAGCATCTCAGACGGCTATCACCTTCGATGAGATCTTTGATCTCTACTACAGCCTGAAGTCTCCCTACCGCCGTAACGCACAGTTCGTCTGCAACGAGACCATCCTGCTTCAGCTTATGAAGCTGAAGGACAAGAACGACAACTACCTCTGGAAGCCGTCTCTCGATATTGCAAAGCCCGACACGCTCCTCGGTCGCCCCATCCGCACTTCTTCCTTCATGCCCGGTATCGCCAAGGGTGAGCGTGTTCTCCTCTTCGGTGACATGAAGAACTACTGGGTGGCAGACCGTCAGAACCGCACCTTCCGCCGCCTCAACGAGTTGTATGCCCGCACCGATCAGGTCGGCTTCCTCACTACGCAGCGTGTGGACGGTCGTCTGATCCTGCCGGAATCTGTGAAGGTGCTGAAGATGGCAGGTACGAAGTCCAACACCACGGGCGGCGGCACAACTGGCGGTAACACCGGCGGCAACGGCTGATAAGAACGGAGGGCAGATAAGTGAATCTGATCTCACTGCCTGAAACAAAAAACTACCTCCGTGTTGACCACTGTGAGGATGACAAGCTCATCCTCACTCTGATCGATACGGCACAGCGGCTCGTGATGGATGTGGGCAGAATGAATGAAAAGCAACTCGCGGAAAATGAGGAAACCTCCCGGCAGGCTATGCTGTATACTGTTTCTTACCTCTATGAAAACCGCAATACTGCTGACTATCATGCGCTGACGCTGACACTCAGGGCGCTGTTGTTCGCACAGAGGGAGGGCATCGTCTGATGGAGATCGGGAAACTGAATAAGCGCATTGCCGTCCTTGAAAATCATGTCAAAAAAGATGCTATCGGAAATCACAAGGCCCGGTGGGAGGAGGTTTTCTCTCTCTGGGCTTCTGTGACGGTATCCAATACTGTGGGCGGTGCTACCGAGGAGCCCAACACCGGCGTGACTAGAGAAATACAGAAGATCGAGGTCATCATCCGGCAGACTCCGCAGACAAAGCGCATGGCATCGACTGCGTACAAGATCCGCTTTGATGGCATTGACTATGATATCAAGGGCATTGTGCCGAATTATCAGACGCAGGACTATATGAAGCTGATCTGCGAATCCAGAAGGGCGGGATCAAAGGATGACATCTATTGACGATATGGCTGCGGAGATCATGGAGGGCTTGTCGGAATACGCAGAGCTTGCGGATACAGCAATGAAAAAGGCAGTCCGCAAGACTGCGACCGCCGTCAAAAACGAGATCTCCACAAATGCCCCTGTGAAGTCCGGCCGCTACAAACGTAGCTGGACGACCAAGAAAACCAAGGAAAACAGCCACACGCTAGAAATGACCGTCCACAGCAAAGACCGCTACCAGATCGCACATCTGCTCGAACACGGTCATGCGAAACGAGGCGGCGGTCGTGTGGCGGCGATCCCGCATATCGCTCCCGCTGAGGCAAACGGCGCAGATATGCTTGAAACGCTCATCAAGAAGGAGTTATCGTGAGCTACGAAGAGATCAACGAAATGATGCAGGAAATCGGGCTTCCCTTTGCGTATCATCATTTCGCAGAGGGTGAAAGCCCTGATCCTCCGTTCACGCTGTTTTTGTCTCCCGGCGAGAACACATTCGGTGCGGATGACTTGATGTATGTCAGCTTCAAGCGGCTGCATATCGAGCTTTATACCGATGAAAAATCGCCGGATGCGGAACAGCGTGTGGAGGAAGTGCTGCATCAGTACAACATCTATTACACAAAATCTGAGGTATGGATAGAGTCCGAAAAGCTCTATGAAGTCCTTTATACAATGGAGGTATGAATATGGCTCTGAAGAAAAACAAGGTCAAGTTTGGCCTGAACAAGGTGCATTGGGCAAAGATCACGGCATGGAGCGATGACGGTGTTCCGACCTTCGCAACGCCCGTGCGCCTGCCCGGTGCAGTCTCCCTGAGCATCGATGCCAACGGCGAGAACGACAATTTCTATGCTGATAACACGGTCTACTATGTCATCAACAACAACGCAGGCTACGAGGGCGATCTGGAGGTGGCGCTCATCACCACCGACTTTGCAACGGCGATCCTCGGCGAACAGCTCGACAGCAAGGGCGTTCTCGTTGAGCGCAACGATGCGGAGACATCGCAGTTTGCGCTGCTCTTTGAGTTCGACGGCGACAAGAACCACATCCGTCATGTGCTGTACTGCTGCTCGGCAAGTCGTCCTGCGACCGAGGGTCAGACCACGGAGGAGAGCAAGGAGGTCAAGACCGAAACGCTGTCGCTCAAGGCATCAGCGCTGCCCAGCGGTCTGGTGAAGTCCAAGACCTGTGAAAGCACGGACGAGACCACCTATAACAACTGGTACAGCGCAGTCTATATCCCGACGATGTCCAACCAGACGAACGGCACGGCAAGTACGACCAGATCCACCAAGACGGCGGCGACTGACTAAGGAGGTACAGCATGGCTATCAAGAAGAATATTACGGTTGACGGTATCGAGGTTCCTTTCAAGGCGAGCGCAACACTGCCTCGCCTTTACCGTGCCAAGTTCCGCAAGGATATCTTCAAGGATTTCTCTGCACTGAAGGATTCTGTGGACGAGAGCGATGAGGAAAACTCCGGCCTCGGCATCGAGAGCCTGGAGGTCTTTGAGAATATCGCCTGGACAATGGCAAAGCACGCCGATCCGCAGGGCGTTCCGGACAGCCCGGACGAGTGGCTGGAGCAGTTCAACACCTTCTCGATCTACGAGGTACTGCCGCAGCTTTTCGAGCTTTGGGGCGTGAACCTGGAGACGCAGGCAGAGTCAAAAAAAAATCTCGCCCAGTTGACCGCGAGATGACAACGCCGCTGTTCCTTCTCCGATGTGTGCAGATCGGGCTGAGTTTATCCGACCTCGATCTGCTCACCATCGGGATGGTCAACGAAATGTTCATTGAAAAGGATAATGACGACTATGATTACCCCTATAAGGCAACTCAGGCGCAGATGGATGCCTTTTAATGCACTCCGTGTGTCACTCTATCCTCTACCTCGGCTCTTTTTCCATCGTTAAAGCGGTCGAGAGAGCCGACAAGGTAGCCCGTGATGCGGCGTACCCGGTCAAACGGGATATCTGCAAACTCATATTTCAGGTCTACAAAGTCGCCGTCCGGTGTGATCGTCATTTTATTGATGATCTTATTAGGATATTGTTCCTTTGCACGAGCGATATATGCGTCAATTTCCTGCTGCGGGATCTGCTGTCCGATTACTTCTACTTTCATTTATATTCACCTACAAGTTCAGTATTTTATAGTAAAGCCCCTACCGGAACACAGAGGTGGTTGCATTACCCGGCAGGGGCTATATCTATTATAATGTATATCTCTGAAAAAGTCAACTGAAAAATGGGAGGTGAGATCGCATGGCGAACAGAATCAAGGGCATCACAGTCGAGATCAACGGCAATACGACCGGACTGCAAAAGTCCCTGCAATCCGTTGATAAGAACATCAAAAACACACAGTCACAGCTCAAAGACGTGGAAAAGCTGCTGAAGCTCGATCCGACCAATACAGAGCTGCTTGCTCAGAAACAAAAGCTCCTCGGTGAAGCTGTCAAAGACACATCTACCCGACTGGATGCTCTGAAAAAAGCCAGCGAGGAAGCCGCCAAAACCAAAGACAACTACGATGCGTGGAAGGCGAAATATGATCCGCTGAAGCAGAAGATCACTGAGACGGAGACCAAACTCGCTGACCTGAAAGAGCAGGCAAAAACTGCCGATGAACAGCTTGCAAAGGGCGAGATCTCGCAGGAGAAATATGATGCACTCCAGCGTGAGATCAAGGAAACGACAGATGAACTTTCCGGTCTGAGACAGCAGGCAAAGGATGTGTCTGATGAATTTGGGCATCCGATCTCGCCGGAGCAGTATGATTCCCTGCAGCGTGAAATTATCGAGACGGAACAGGAGCTTCAGAACCTACAGCGTGAAGCGGACAACTCCCGCACGGCACTTGTGAAGATTGGTGAAGCCGGCGAAACAATGGAAAAGGTCGGCGACAAAATCGCAGGTGTCGGCACAAATCTGACAAAATATGTGACAGCACCGATTCTCGGACTGGGTACTGCTGCGGTCAAGACCACAGCGGATTTTGATGCTTCCATGAGCAAGGTCTCCGCTGTGTCCGGTGCGACCGGTGAGGACCTGGAGGAGCTTCGTGCAAAAGCCCGTGAAATGGGATCGCAGACAAAATTCTCCGCATCCGAAGCCGCCGATGCTATGAATTACATGGCGATGGCGGGTTGGAAAACAACGGATATGCTCGACGGTGTGGAGGGTATCATGAACCTTGCCGCCGCTTCTGGTGAAGACCTCGCAACGACCTCGGATATCGTCACGGACGCTTTGACTGCACTCGGCATGAGCGCAGAGGATTCGGCGCATTTCGCAGACATTCTGGCAGCGGCATCGAGTAATGCTAATACCAATGTGTCACTCATGGGCGAATCGTTCAAGTTTGTTGCGCCTGTGGCAGGTGCGATGGGCGCATCTGCGGAAGACCTGTCTATTGCCATCGGACTCATGGCGAACAGCGGCATCAAGGGCAGTCAGGCTGGCAACTCGCTGAAAAACGCTCTGGTCAATCTTGTAAAGCCGACCGATAAACAGGCGGCAGCAATGGAAGCACTCGGCCTTATCACAACGGAAACGGTCAATGTGATCGACCAGGCAGAAGTTGACAAGGCAATGGCGAAGGTCGAGAGCAAGACCATTGATGTGCAGAAGGCGCAGATCGCATACAACGATGCTGTGGCGAAATACGGCGCAGAGTCCTCACAGGCACAGACCAAGATGCTGAGTCTGCAAAAGGTCGAAAATGCGCTGACCGCTGCGCAGGAGGAACTGACCAAAGCGCAGCAGGGCACAATTGAAACCGTCAGCACTGGGCAGTCTGCTTTTGTGGACGAGTACGGCAATATGAAGTCGCTTGGCGAGATCATGAACGTGCTGCGTGCAAACCTCGGCGCGGTCAATGTTGACCTCGTGGACAGCGAGGGCAATCTGCGTGAATATGACGATATTATCGCTGAATTGGAGTCGACCGAAGAAGGTCTGACGCAGGCGGAACAGCTCAAAAATGCGGCGATCATTTTCGGCAAACAGAACCTCTCCGGCATGATGGCGATCATCAATGCGACTGAGGAGGACTACAACAAACTGACCGATGCGATCTACGGCTGTGAGGGTACGGCGCAGAATATGGCGGAGACCATGCAGGACAATCTCAGCGGTCAGCTCACCATTTTGAAGTCGCAGCTTCAGGAGCTTGCGATCAGCTTTGGCGATCTGCTCATGCCGACTATTCGTGCGATCGTCAGCAAGATTCAGGCCTTTGTGGATAAGCTGAATGCGCTGTCTCCGGCAACCAAGCAGACCATTCTAAAAATTGCGCTCGTTGCGGCGGCACTCGGACCGCTGCTTGTCGGCATCGGCAAAACGATCTCCACAGTCGGCAGGCTGATGCAGCTTATTTCCAAAATGCCGCAGATCATTGCAAGCTGTAAGGCGGTGTTCGCCAAACTCGGCGCTGCGATCGGCGGAATCAGTGCGCCGGTCGTTGCAGTTGTGGCGGTCATCGCAGTGCTGATCGCCGCTTTCAAGCACCTGTGGGATACAAATGAGGACTTCCGGAACAAGATCACGGCGATCTGGGAACAGATCAAGGGCGCATTTGAAAAGCTGACCTCCGGTATTGTGGACAGGCTCAACGGTCTGGGATTTGACTTCAAAAATATCGGAGAGGTCATCCATGCCGTGTGGGAGGGACTGTGCAATTATCTCGCGCCCGTCTTTGAAACGACTTTCAAGATCATCGCTGATGTGCTGTCGGCGGCGGTGGATATTATCCTCGGCATTGTCGATGTATTTATCGGCATTTTCACCGGCGACTGGGACAAGGCGTGGACAGGAATCAAGGAGCTTTTCTCCGGCATCTGGGATGCTAT